TTGGACTGGGGTGATGACCTCATTACAATCGCTAGTAACTTCCGCGTTGTTCTCGACATCTTTGAGGGGGAACTCAAAAGCCTCAAGCAAAGGTTCGATACCAACAACGTTACCCTTTACTTCTCCGACAGCAAGAACTTCCGTAAACTTGTCTGTCCTGACTACAAGGGTAAGCGTACCAAGCGGAATCCAGTAGGATATAAACGACTCCTGGACTGGTGCTCCAAGCACTACAAAGTTGTTCGTTACAAAAACATAGAAGCCGATGACGCTCTTGGTTTGGAGTGCCACCTTGATCCTCGTGACTTTGTTCTTGTCTCACCAGACAAAGATATGAAGCAGATCTCCTGCCGCCTATTTAACGGCACCGATGAGTTCAACGTGACCCCAGAGGAGGCTGACTATTGGTTCTGGACCCAGTGCCTTACTGGTGATCCAGTTGATGGTTACAAGGGTGTGCCTGGCATCGGAGCAGTAGGAGCTAAGAAGATCCTAGAAAAGGCAGAAGACCCCTGGGAAGCCATCCTTGAGGCTTATATCAAGGCTGGTCAAACTGAGGAGGATGCCCTCCGTAATGCTCGCTTGGCGCGGATCCTTCGCCCTGGAGAGTACAACTCAACCACGAAGGAACCTATCCTATGGACCCCACCCCTATCCTCATCGGGCTTGACATCAGCCTAATACTGCTGGTAGTCTATGCCTTGGACTCAAACCTGATCCGATATGTCGATCTACTCATTCAAGCGGCAAGAGTCCGTGTCCAATTATGGCTCTATCAAGGAGTTTTTAGAGTCCGAATATGGTATGACCAACAATCTTTACGACCGGGACCAATGGGACGATTTCTACGGGACCAGCAACTCAAAGCCATCCAACGAAACCCCGCCTACCACAATCTCTTTGATAGAGATGACTAAAGACAATCCATCGCACTACCAACGTGGTCGTATCCAAGTTTGGGATTTTATTGTGGATCAGCAGCTGGATTTTCTGGCTGGCAATATCATTAAGTATATCTGCCGTGCTGGCCACAAGAATCAGGAGACTGAGATCGACGACTGGCTCAAGATTAGAGCCTATGTTAACCGCAAAATTAAAGCACTGACCAACGATGAAAACCCCTGAACATCTTATTGAACAGGCATTTGTTTTTCGATTAGCCGCTGAACAATCCATTGACCCAGATGATGAACTAACACAAGACATGCAACTCACTCTTATCAAGGAGGAGTTTGATGAATTGATGGAAGCTCACATCAATGAGGATGTGGATGCTGACAGGGTACACACCCTAAAGGAACTAGCAGATCTTGTTTTTGTCTGCTACCAATATGCTGTTGCTCGTAACTGGAATTTAGACACCGCTATGAAGCGGGTATTCGAATCCAATATGAGTAAGTTCGTTGACGGTAAGCCCCTCCGCCGCGAAGATGGTAAGATTCTCAAGGGGCCTGACTACAAACCACCATTTCTTAATGACCTAGTATGACCTCTTTCGCTGACCTCGGGGACACCCCCAACACCATTGCCCGGACTGGACGTGTTCAAAGCTGGATTGACAACCCTGAATCGCGCCTTCCCGTCAGCTGTACGGTCTTCGTTGTCGAGGACTCTATGGAGGGTCCGGAGGGCATTGAGGCGTCTTGGCGCTTTGTATCTCACGCCCTGCGAAATGGCGCAGGAGTTGCTGTTCACCTTTCTAACATTCGTGAGGAAGGAGCTGACAATGGTCGTGGTCTTACCGCTTCTGGTCCTGTTTCTTTTGCTCGTATTTATTCTGCTCTGAATGAAACACTTCGTCGCGGTGGTGTCTACAAAAATGGTGCTGTGGTGTTGCATCTTGACTATACCCACCCTGATGCTATTAAGTTTATCCAAGCCACTCGGTCAGATCTGGCATGGGTCAAACGATGCCTTAACGTGGATGCTGGATTCTTAACCAATGCTTCGCCTGAGTTGATTGAAGCCACGCTTGAGGGTATCAAGAAGGGCGACATCTGGCTCAATAAGATCCGCCATGACGCGGAGGGAAATCGCATTTATTCTAATGTCTGCCTTGAAGTTTATCTTCCTAGCCGTGGCACTTGCCTTTTGCAGCATGTCAATCTGGGTGCTTGCCAATTAGGTGATCTGACTCCTGCGTTTGTAGAAGGTATGAGCAGCCTTATTGCTCTTCATGGTAAGACTGGTGTTGGGGAAACAGGTGAGTACCTGAGCCCGGAGGTTGACCGTCAGGTTGGTCTTGGAGTTCTTGGCCTTGCTAACTTCCTATGCCAGAATGGTGTAACCTACAAACAATTCGGAGAAGCCCTCAATGCGTACATCTCACACCTCCCCATACATACGCCTGCGTACATACTCGTCTCCGAGTTGGCCAAATCAATTGAAATCGCAGCTCAGATTGCGCGTCAAGCAGGTATGTATCGGGCCTTTGCCATTGCTCCTACCGCTTCTTGTAGTTACAACAACGTCGATCTTCGGGGTTACACTACCACTCCTGAGCTGGCTCCTCCTATTAGCCGCCACGTTGACCGCGATTCAGGGACGTTTGGCGTACAATCGTATGCGTACCCGCCTGACTGCGAGATTGCGGCAGAGGTAGGTTGGGCTGATTACAAGCGGGTAGTTGATGGAGTTGTTACTTTGTTCCGCTCCACTATGCTATTTCACGGATACTCTTTTAATAGTTGGTCCGACATGGTTACTTATGACCGTGCCTTCATTCGTGATTGGATGGCATCTTCCCAAACCTCTCTCTACTATGCCCTTCAGGTATCACCTGACACCCAAGCAAAGGATGATGCCCTAGCTGCTCTTGACGAAGATTATCATGAGTTGTTTGGCTTTAATGAAACTGTTCCAGAACCTACCAATAACAACATTTGTATTCCTTGCGGAGAATGACCCAAACACTTTCGCCTTATGATCAAGTTATTTCCCGCAAACGAAAGTGGACTCCTGTCGCTGTTCAAAAGGGAAAGGTAGTTGATGGATCTGAGGATGCCCTCTTTCGGGCCCTTGGGCTCCGTCACCTTGAACTACCAGTCCGTGAGTTCCTCCAGCAGGGACTTGATAAGGAACTGCCTAATACCCCTGGTGTTAGGGAAGCCCTTATGTCAAATCAATTGGATGAAGAAAGGCATGATCAAGCTCTTAACTATGTGGTAGCTGCCCATGGTTCAGATGAGAAGTCTGAATCAGAAGCAAAGCACATCCTTAAGGCATGGCTAGATGCCCCGGAGCATCCACTTCTAAAAGCCGCTATCCTTGAACGCAGTGTCTTCTTCGTCATCCTTCCCTTCTTCCGATTCAATGGAGACATTGGAATCCGAACAACAGCCGCCGACATTAGCCGAGATGAACAAACGCATGTCGCGGTCCATTCGATGGTGTCCTTTGAACTCGGACTTAAATCCACCCCAAGCCTGGACCGACTTCGCCGAGCGACTGTCGGATGGGTAGTTGATGGACTGAAATCGGATACAAATCGGTATCTCGACAAGGATTTCTGGTTGTCTCAATCAGACTCTCTATATGAAAGGGGTAAGGCCCCCGGCCTATCCGATACCAAACGAGCCCGTATGCCTGCCTTCTTTGAGGCGGCAAACACTGATCTTCCACAATATGGCTGACGCCTACTACGACACCGAAACCATTCCCCTGACTAGTCTTGTTGGGGGAAGAATTGATCTTGACCGACTTATCGAAGAACTTGATACTATGTACCCAGACCAATACCCAGACCATGAAATGAACGCATGGCAAACTGGACGTATGGCTGGGGCTATCGAAATTATTCGCTACCTTAAATCAAAACGCAATCCTTAATCAAATGTGTCTCGCTCCTAAAATGCCGGCTCCTCCTGAGATGCCAGCACCGCCCCCCGCTGCTCCTATTCCGGTTACCCCTGAAGGCACCAAGCCTACAACGATAAAAACCTCAATGACCAAACGTGCTTCCCTTCAACAGGCTAGCAAAGGTACCGCTGCTTTGACCATTCCTTTGAGTACTGGCGGTATGACTGCTAGTGCTCCTAACCTATCCATTGGTGGTAAAGCATAATGGAAAATCAATCTGCCGCAAGTCGCTACGCAAGGTTGGCAAGCGACAGAACGATCTTTCTCGATACTGCTAGGGATTGTGCTGCTTTGTCTCTTCCTTATCTTCTTACTCCTACGGGGGTAGTGAATGGACAGAAGCTGCCAACTCCTTGGCAATCCATGGGCGCTAAAGGCGTTAACGTCATGGCATCTAAGCTGATGCTAAGTTTGTTCCCTGTGAACGCAACTT